GCAACCAGCACGCCAGTCGTCGCGCTCTTGCCGGAAGCTGAGATCAGGCCGGCGCCCCAGATCGTCGTCTGCGCAGGCGCCGCGCTGACAGTGAATACTGCCTTGCTGGCGCTGTTGCTGATCACGCCTGCCGCCGCCGAACCGGGGGTCCAGACCTGACGAGCCGCCTCATCGTAAGCGGTAAACTCTGTCGAGTTTGCAGTGAAGTTCGCCGCGGTCCAGGAGGCCGTCGGGCTGACGTTACCTGCGTACGGGGCGATGTAATACGTGCCAATTTTCGCGGTGGCGCCGAACAGCTGCTCGAGCGCGGAGTTCAAGAACTCCGTTACGATGAGGTTGTTGAAGTGCTCGACCTCCTCGTCGTTCTTCTGGATGTCGAACACACCCGCCAAGCGCAGGCCGGTGCGGGAGAAGAAAAGCCCGCCTTCTTCGTCTTGCTCGAACTTGTAATTTGCTGCGGCACGCTGCAGCTCGCGTCTCAGGTTGCTCATGTCATTGTACTCCGTGTTTGTGGACCTCGATGGTTACTGAATCAGAGAAAGCCATCGGTGAGCGTGCACCTGGATTCCTCAACACTGTTACCAACTGCTTTGTGCCCTCTCGGGTTGTTGCGGCTACGACCCCTCGTTCAGCGGTCGTAGCGCGGAACTCTACATCTCGTACCGGCTCAACGGTGCCGCCAGGAAGACCGAGCATCATAACCCCGTCGACGGTCCACCATACGGCGACCGTCCGGCCTTGAAGTTTACCAGCGACGAAGCCGCCGTCAAGGCTCAGGCCAGCGTCAGGGATAGCCGCGGCGCTCACCCAGGATTGCGTGAACCGCTGCGGCTCCTCGCCACCGAAAAAGTAGACTCCGTCTTCAGTCCCAACGAACACACCATCGTCCCCGGCCAGCAGCAGGTTGCCCTCCGAACCGAGAAGAACATAGTCTTCAGTGGTGTGGTGCAGCTGGTAGTTGAACGGGCGTGAAAAGTACAGCGTATCCCCTACGAGGGAGAATAAGTGTGCGTTGTACATGGCGAGCCGCCGAGACATTGGCAGCATGTCCATCGACAACGTCTGTGCCGCGCGCTTCGCGTCAAGCGCGCCGAGCACGTAGGCTGACGTCCCTACAGGGATAGAGGCGCGGAAATACAGCGTCTCGCCGTTGGCCTGGGTCGCGTAGATATTGATCGCGTCGGCGTCCGCCGGCTGCGGGATGCTGCTCAGCTGGATGCCCTCGCCCTCGGCCACGGCCGCTGATACGACATCGCTGGCGCCGGATTCCACACCGTCGCGGGTGAAGGTCACCGCAACGAGGTACTCTCCCGCGTAGAGACCGCCGTTCGGAGATGCCCCGACATTCGGGGCGCCGTTGGGGGCTGGGAGACCGAACGGCTTGGTAGCCCCGCCATGGAGCACGATGCCGCTCTGGACCCCATCAGACCAGATGACTCCGCCAGAGAACTCGGCATACCCTACTTCACCGACTCCGGTCGCGACTTCCTCCGGGGCTTGGGTCAGGTCGCGCCACAGCTTCAGTGTGCCGCTGTCGACAGAAAGCACAAAGTCGCTTCCCGCGACTCCTGAGTGGCATCCGACGCCTGCAACAACACGTTCGCGGCCCTTGCGCCGGCGCAACTTCGCTGTCTGCCCGCTAACCAGAAGATCGACGTTGCGCGCCTCTCGCAGGGAGGTCGATGGGATCTGGTCTTCGCGTCCGACATTGTTGACCCCGTCTTCGAAGGTGGGGAAACGATACTCACGCATCACAGACCTCCGTACGGCATGACCTGCGGTTGCCGTCGGCGTCGAGCGCGCTCACCGTACACGCTTGCAATACTGGCCTCGAAGTTGGTGCGGTAGCGCGCCTCCTGGGCCGGGTCGTACACCTCGGCATCTTGCTTGCCGTAGGCCAGCATCTTCATCCCGTCGAGCAGCATGTAGGCGTGCCGGGGGTTCTGGATCGGGAGGGCATCGTCGAAGCCACCCAGCTCTTCGGCTTCGACGTACGCGCTGAGAACCAGCGTGTCGTCAGCGTCGGATGGGGGGAACAGTAGAAGCTCGTTGGCGTCGATGTCGGTCGAGAAGTACCGGGGACGGCCAGAAGCCTGCGTGGTGAACGGCGAGCGTCCACCGGTGACTGCGAATCCGTAGTCATCCGATACGGCGCTGTTGAACTCGGAGTAGGCCATCTCGCGGACCTCTGCCCCCCGTGTCTGGAGATAGCCGACTTCGTCGCGGATCTCGATGACCGTGTGGGGCAGAGGGACAGAGGGCTCGTCAGCTATGACTGCGAGCTCGACGCGACCTACGAAGTACCGAGTTCCATGGACGAAGCGTAGCAGCGCCTCGTTCAGATAGACCAGGATCTCCGCATCAGTCCACAACGCCGCGGAGTCGTCCGCGGCGTCGGGTAGCACGTCGTCGACTTCGGACCGGAACCGGTCACGCAGCTTCGTCGGCGTCACTGCCATCGTCTTCTCCGAAGATCGCGTTCAGGTCATCGTCGGTGATCTCGCGGTTCTGACGCATCTTCTCCCATACGCGGTCGCGGCCGGTAGCGGTGATCTTGACATCCGAAGCATACTGACGGAGGGCGCCGAGTTTCGGGACCAGAGCGTCGGTGAAATCCTCCGCTACACCATCGGTAATGACGCGCTGGATGGCAGCGCGGATCTTCACTTCAGACGGCGTGTAGGGCTGAGTGTTCCGCTGCTCTGCCGGCTTCTCCGGCTTCTGGATCACGTCGTCAATGTCGACTTCTTCGACCTCGACTTCCTGGAGCTTCGGGTACGAGGCGATCGCCTTGACCGCCCCACGTTCGCCCAGGTTCAGGCGCTTCTTCTCGGTGCCGCGCACTACCTTGACTACGCGCGCACCGTGAGCCTGGCATGCGGCAACGGAGTAGGCGGGGACGAAGGTCTCCTTGTTCGGAAGGAAGTGGATGGCGTCGCCTGCGGTGGTGGTCACGCGGAGCTCCGCCGGGTGGACCATGAAAGAGTCTTTCAGTGTCGTGCTCATGCTGCATCCTCTTTGGTTATATGGCTACGCCCCCGCACTGTTGTACGGGGGGCGCGGCTGTCTTATCGAGCAAGGATCTGCTCGTTCTTGCGATGCTCGGCAATCACGGTGTAGTACACCAGGAACTCGCCTGCGCTGAGCCCTACCATGTTGCCGGCAAACTCTGCGACAAGGTCGGTCGGCCCGGTGGTGACGAACCCAGGAACCGTCAGGGCGGTGGTGGCTGCGGCAACCAAGGACACCGGCGACGCGGTGTAGCGGTCCGGGTCGTCAGCATCCCCCAGGTCGATCGTCGCAGTCGTACCAAAGCCAGCTGCGTAGGGGGTGGCCACGGTAATGAAGCCGTGGACGATCATCCCCGCAGCCGGAACGTGGCCGATGACCAGGCGGTTCGCGGCGCCGTTTGCTTCAGTGAAGTCCTCGTACGTCAGGCGAACGACGTCGGACAGCGGCCATTGGCGTGCTCCGTTCGGACGAAATGCATTGAGATCCATGGTATACCTCCTCAGATAGCCGTGTCGATGGAGAGAATCGAGAAGTCCTCGGTCGTACCATCATAGATCGAGTGGAACTTTGGCTTCAGCATGCCCAGGATCTTCGCCAGAGCGATCGCCGGCTGGTTGTCGAAGTCGAATTCCTTCTCTACCCAGGTCGGCAAGCCGAGGTCCGCCATGGCGAGTGCCTGAGCACCGCACAACAGCACGCGCTGACCGTGAACCAAACCGCCGCCCCACGCCGTAGTGCCGCGCGTGTTGTACACGTTGCGGAACGAGTGGATCGCCAGACCGTCCAGCCAGATGACATCGGTGCCCTTGAAGATCGGGCTGTCCGGGGTCCGCGGCAGAGCTTCACGGTACGCCCTCTTGAAGTCCTCGTCGAGCTTCAGCTTGGCGACGCCTTGCGGGGTCATGAAGACGTTGTACCAGGCCACGCCGCCGTTCATGCGCAGAGGCTTGATGTACTTGTCTTCGGCCAGGGCCTTCAGTTCGACCATCATCGCGTACGACGGAGTGTCGGCAGCGGCCAAGTTCGCGTGGTCCGGGGCAATCAGGTCACCGGTGCCCTGGTCCCACTGGAAGTGGCGGTTGGTCGTCGGCGCCGAAACGTCACTGGCAAAGTCGAGGTACGGGAGGTCTGAACCGGTACGAGCCGCGCCATTAGTCTTGAAGGCGTAGTCGATGCCGGACATCGTCAGGAATGCCATCTGGTCGACACGCTCGGCCAGCCAGTACGAAAGGTTGTTCTCTCCACTGTTTCGGAACTGAACAACCGACCGCTGGTCAGCCATCTTGCCGGCCGAACGTACTGCGTGGCGCAGCTGGTCGATAGTGATGACCTGGTCGCTCGACTTCATTTCTTCCTCGTTACCTTCGAGGAAGCGGTCGCCGGCAGTGCCGTCGCCTTCGAGATCGTGTACCAGGGTGATGACTGCTCGGTGGCCCTTTTCAGAGCGCTTGAGCTCGGTGATTCGCTGGATCATGGAGTCGTCGGTCGTTCCGAGGAACTTGCCGACAAAAGCCTTGTTTCGGGCTGCTCGCCAGACGCGCATCCGCCATACGGTTTTTTGCTCGTCGGTCAGCTGCGCGAAATTGGTAAAGTTACCAGACATGTCATGTCTCCTTTTCGCTGAAAGCCAAATTGTGTTTGTGCGCTATCGCGGCACCGACGAGATCCGAGTTGATGTCGGGGGTCGCCCCCGCGAGCCGTATCGTGGCCCGGTACGAAGCGGAGTACACCCCGCAGCCCGGAGTGTACATCCGTATAGTCAACCGTGTCAAGAGGCGTCGACGAAGTCCCCGCGCAAACGTGCTAACACATTCTCTGGGAGCTTGTCGAACTCCTCGTCCGACATCTTGCTGACATCCGGTAGGGCGCCGTCGTCGTCCCGTGCCCGGCGCGAAGACACGTCCGCGGGCTGGGCTTTCGCCACCTTCTTGTTCCTCTCAGTCGGCGTTGTGGTCTTCCGCTTCGTGGGCTTCGGCTCTTCTCTCAACGACGGAGTCTCCTGTTGCTGGGGGTAGAACTGCGGATATACGTACTTGACCGCTTTCTGCAGCGCCTCTTCAGGAGAGAACCCCTGCGAGAGATACCCATACCGTACGGCGTTGGTCTCACGCAGGAGCTCGGCATCGAAGCTGTCTGACTTCTGATCGTATTGCGGGTACTGCTCTTCGACCTGGTCTACGAGCAGGTCGTACCGGGCTTGCGTCCGAATACGCGTCGAGTGCTCTTCGAGCTCGATCTGCCGAGCTTCCCCGAGCAACTGCCGCTCTTCAGCACGCAATGCCTTGACCTTCTGCGTATCCGCGTCAATGATTGCCTGGGAGAGCTCGTCATCCAGCTCGTTGAGACGGTTCTGGATGTCGGAGATAGCAGCCTGAGCCTCGGAGTCTTCGCTGGTCTTGGCAAGCTTGCGCTCGAGCTCCTCGTTCCGGCGCTGAGCTTCTTTCAGCCGCTGGTTGACCTC